TGCCCCCGAAGGGGCACCAGTGTCGACGCTAGTTGGCGAATGAACGCCTCGCTAGCTGGCACAAAGGACTCTATGCGGAACTGGTTTGGTCACCAGTTCAACATAAGGTAGAGTCCCCAGACATCCCCCCGCTTTGCCAGCGGGGGCTCCATCCATCGGTTCTGAACCGAAGAGAGAGATTCGATGAGTGCACCCTTTGGAGAACGCGTCCGGATCAGAAAGCGGAATCGTGCCTATTCAGGTACGACTCGCCTCTGGCAGAACGGCGTTGTTACCTCCACTCATGTGGACAATGTCCGCATGTACGGGGCGCACTACACAGAAGATTGGGTAAATCCACCGTCTGCGTGGTTGAGCGAGAACTTCTCGTCCAACTATGACATAGGTGGTCCGTTTCTATCCGCAAGGGTAGAATACGACTTCCCAATCTACACCAATCACATGCAATGGTCTGCCTTCGGGCAGACTTGGACCTATGATGGTCCAGTGATTGCGAATCCGGTAATCTACTGGGGCAGCGACCTAACCAATACGGGCTGGAAGAACGACGCGATGAGCGCCGTCGACAGCCTTGATTTACGTATTGCGTTAGGCAGTACAGCGATTAGTCGCTGTGCGCCCGCTGCACCTGAGGCCAGCCTGGGTACTACCCTGGTTGAACTCAAGCGTGAAGGATTACCCTCTCTGCTTCCCATTTCCAGGAACATGCGAGGAGACGTCGAATTCTTTCGAAGTCTCGGTAGCAATTACCTGAATGTAGAGTTCGGGTGGAAGCCATTTCTGGCCGACATCCGAGCTGCAGCGCGATCCATTCAAAATCAGGATCAGATTGTCCGGAAACTCCAAGAGAATTCGGGCAAGCGCATGCGGAGGCAGTATCGGTTCCCTGACGTTGTTGAGAGTTCATTGTACAGTCAAGATGGACAGCCTCCATGGCCGTCACTTAACGCGTACGCTCTCAGTCAGGCAGGACGTTCCATCACTCGCAAGATGTCTAAAAAGACATGGTTTTCTGGCGAGTTCATCTACCACTATCCATCGGTAGATGACCCTGCACCTGAGCAATTACTTGCTTGGAGCAGGCACGTTCTAGGTGTAGATCTTACACCTGAAACGTTGTGGAATATTACGCCCTGGACCTGGTTGTTCGACTGGTTTGCGAACGTTGGAGATTTTCTTTCCAACATTTCTGCAATGACGTCGGATGACCTGGCGTTGCGCTACGGCTACCTTATGCAGGAAGTCGTAGAGGAGTACAAGCATGAGCACTTCGGGGTTAACGCCCAGGATGGCTCGCTTCCTCCTTACCTGTATGGGACTTTTCGAAGAAAAGTCAAGTCCCGGATCAGGGCAACACCGTATGGATTTGGCCTCAACTGGGACGGATTCTCCGCCCGACAGATGGCCATCCTGGCAGCGCTCGGGGTAACCCGAGGTCGACTGCCGTCACAAGGCTAGGGAATGATCCCTAGTCTCCCCTCCCAACACAACAGAATATCTGTTGCCTGAAAGAGTTGATTGCATTGTTCGCAGATCCCTTTACCATTACGGTCAACGCGATTGCAAAGTCGCTTGGCCGTACCGGTACAGGCATTGACACTGCTGCTTACAGCACCAGTGACCGTGCCTACCGCGTCACGATCGCCCATACGTATGGGCGTCGGACTCGTCGCATGGCGAAGATGGTACACGATACCCTGACGGCCAATCCTTTGGTCTCAGGTCAGAACATCAACCAGACGGTTTCTGTTCATCTCGTGATCGATTCTCCGCCCGGCTACGACACGACCCTGCTGAAGCAGGACGTGGACGGTTACTTGGCGTGGCTCTCCGCTTCTAGCGGTGCAGCCGTCACCAAGCTCCTCTCTGGCGAAAGCTAAGAGGAGGCCGGCTTTGGGTTATGTACCCAAAGTAGGGATCTCAGTCGTCGAGAGACGATTCAATGCACAGGCCCCAGCCCGAATACACCCTAGATGAAAGGGGATCCAGGTGGAAAACCTGCTGTCTCTCTGGATGGTTCTCGCCCAAGATATGGGCGAGAGATGTGCCGTCGACACCACTCTTGACTTCGAAGAAGTCAAGAGGAGGACAGAGTACGAAGGGATGCCGTTTCTAACGGTCTCCCTCCCGAAGCTCGGGAAAGCCACTGAGAAGTGGCTTGACCAGGGCTACGTGGACCTAGCCGATGCCCCTGGATGGAAATCCAGGCGGGATCAAAGAACTCCCATTTTCTTGGGAGGATTCTACAAGCTAGTGTTCTGTCCTGAAAGTGGCGCGTTGTGGCCTGAGCCCAACGTAGACGCAATTCTGGCTCTTCGTCAGCTTTGCGGTCTACTCGGTAAGATGTTTCTTCCCGCTCCTGTGGAGAAGGAACACCTTGCTATGGCTCAGTACATCAGCACCGATGACGAAGTTCGTCAGTGGGAGGAAGTAAACGACCTCCCTTTTGGAGAGGGCCTGAAAAGGCCCACATCCACGATGACGAATGCCCATGGACTTGAGAAAGACCATGTGGCGTTTCTTCGCTTGTCTATGCTTCTGTGTAGCAGGCTGTTTGATCGCGTTAATCGCGACATCACCTCCTGCTCACTAGTACCGAAGCATGGACCGGGGTCTACTGCAGACGGACTGATGGGAAACCAGAAGTTCGCAGCAGACTGGACGTGGCGCTTGGAGAAATACTTTCCAAGCGACTCGTACCTGATTCCGAACCCTCGATACGTGAGTATCTTGGATGCGGTGGAATTTCGTGACCCGGAGACTGAACTACCTGTGAAGGTAATCTCAGTCCCCAAGACCCAAAGTGCCCCTCGAGTGATCGCCATGGAGCCTGTCTGCATGCAATACGCACAGCAGGCAATCTCCCGTGGAATCATGGAAGGCTTGCGCGAGGACCCAGTCCTCAAGCATTTCCTCCGACTCGAATGCCAGGAAATCAATCAGTTTCTGGCACGGGAAGGATCCCTTCAAGGATCCTTGGCAACTCTCGACCTTTCCGAGGCGAGTGACCGCATTTCGAACAAACTCGTCCGGTTTATGACCGGGCGATGGGCGCACCTCGATGGTGCTATCCAGTCCTGCCGTACTGGCAGGGCGCTTGTTCGAACTTCTGAAGGGGAGAAGAACATTCCCCTTGCGAAGTTTGCGTCGATGGGTTCCGCTCTCACTTTTCCGCTGGAGTCGATCATCTTTCTGGTGGTCGTCTTCATTGGGATTGAGAACAGCATCGGCAGGCGCCTCTCGCGGTCCGATATTCTCGGACTTGCGGGTAAGGTGGCTGTCTATGGGGATGACATTATTGTCCCCACGGACCATGTCGGATCTGTCATTCATGCTCTTGAGGCCTTCGGTTTCAAGGTGAACTCCCATAAAAGCTTCTGGACTGGAAAGTTCAGAGAGTCATGTGGGAAGGACTACTACGACGGAGTTGACGTTTCCTACGTCAAGTTCCGCAAGCAGTGGCCCGATGACAGACGTGACGTTGAGGAGATCATTTCACTGGTCAGTTTCTTCAACCAGTGCAAGGATGCTCACTACACGCAAACGACGAGTTTCCTTCGTGGAAAACTCCGAGTGCTGCTTAAGGGATTCTTCCCTCGAGTCAGCCGTGATAGTGCGATCCTGGGAGAGCATGACGATCTGGAAACAGACGTCACTGGTATGCACCCCACACTACACCACCCTATTACAAAGGGATGGGTAATCAAGGCGCATGTCCCGCGGAATCCACTAGATGGAGAACGTGCACTCCTCAAGTACTTCCTCAAGGAGGGTGAAGAGCCCTTCGAAAAGGAGCACTTGCAACGTTCCGGACGTAGCAGAGCCGTCAGCATCAAGCTCTGCAATGCAGCTACGTAAGTAGCTGGTCGCTTCGGCGACGAGTGTGGGC